ATTTTGAAGAAAGCTATAATATGGTCTTTATGCAAAGATTAGATGAATTAAACAAAGCGTCTGAAAGATTGCAAAAAATAGGTTATTATAATAATTGGAATGTAGAAGATTTCCAAAATATTTTAAATAGAAGGAGTAAATAATGGCAAAATCATTAAAAGGTTTAAAAAAATTAGTAGGCAGCTTATCAAACTCAGATAAGTCTGAATTAGCTAAATCCATGAAAGATAGCAGTGTTGTTAAAATGGCAGGCGGTGGAGCTATGCCAAAATCAGGTGTTGTTAAAATGATGGGTGGCGGTAAAGCAGGCGTTAAAAAAATGCGTATGGGCGGTAAAGCAGGCGTTAAAAAACTTGGTAGAGGCGGAAAACTTAAGAAGTAAATTATGGCAGTATCAGGCTCAAAAAACTTTGAATTAGATGTAGCTGATTACATTGAAGAAGCATTTGAAAGATGTGGATTAGAGCTAAGAACTGCTTACGACCTTAAAACAGCTAGAAGAAGTTTAAATTTATTGTTAGCTGAATGGGCAAATCGTGGTCTTAATCAATGGACTATACAAGAAAAAACAATAGCTATGGTTGCAGGTACAACATCTTATAATGTTGACTCAACAAACAGCACTGCAGCAATTGATGTGCTAGATGCTTTTATGAGACAAACTGTAAATTCTGAAAACTCAGATATACAGATGACTAGGTTATCAAGAAGTGATTACTCAGCCGTACCTAACAAATCTACAACAGGCACACCTTTACAGTTTTTTGTTGATAAACAAATATCACCAACAATAAGTGTATATCCAACCCCGGATGCAAGCAGCACATACACAGTACACTTAAACGTGCTTACAAGAATGGATGATGTAGATGCAGCTACTAATACATTACAGCTACCATTTAGGTTTTATCCATGCCTAGCAGCAGGTCTTGCTTACTATATATCAATTAAAAAGAGTCCTGATAGAACTGGATTGCTGAAACAGATATATGAAGAAGAGTTCCAAAGAGCTTTAGACACAGATGAAGACAGAGCATCTTTCAGCATAACACCTGACATATCAAGCTATAACATTGCATAATGGCTTTTGCATCTAACAAAAACGCTTACGCAATTTGCGATAGATGTGGCTTTAGATATGGCCTTAGAGAGCTACGCAAAGAATGGAACGGTTTAAAAACATGTCCTGAGTGCTATGAATCCAAACACCCACAATTAGAACCAGTAAAAAATGTAGTAGACCCACAGGCGGTTAGAGAGCCAAGGCCTGACACAAGTGTTTCTCCAACAAGTTTTATTGTGTATACCAATTACGACTTAGGCATTATAGGAAAAAAATTAACTATTCCTGACAGCATGACAAGTGCTTTAGGTACAGTTACAATAACAACATCATGAGTTTTACATTAGCTACACTCAAAACTACGATACAAGATTACTTAGAGTCTGATGAGACTACTTTTGTTAATAATTTAAACACTATAATTTTACAAGCAGAAGAAAGAATACTTAAATCAGTCCAAATACCTGACCAAAGAAAAAATGTGCAGGGCAATGTCTCACAGGACAATAGATTTTTAACAACACCATCAGACTTTTTAGCACCATTTTCTTTGGCTGTAATAAGCTCAAACAATTATGATTACTTAGATTTGAAACATAATTCTTTCATAAAAGAATTTGTTACCGACACTACAACAAGAGGCAAGCCAAGATATTACGCTATATTTGACCAAACAAGTTTTGAAATAGCACCTGTTCCTGACACAAACTATTCTATGGAGTTGCATTATTTAGCACAGCCTGCATCATTGACAGCAGGCGGAGACTCAGGAACCACATATTTATCTACAGATGCACCTGACACCCTGCTATACGGTTGTTTATTAGAGGGTGCAGTATTTTTAAAACTAGACCCAAACGATATTGGTTTATATGAAGCAAGATTTAAAGAAAGTTTACTAAGATTAAAGAACCTAGGTGAAGGAAGAGATACTAGGGATGAAATGAGGTATGATTCGCTAAGAACAAATGTAACATAAGTTTCAGTTAAGGAGAGATAATATGAAACCAATCAAAAAACTAAAAGGTAAAACTGTAGCTATTGTCGGTCTAGGCAAAAGTTGGTTTGACTACAACCTAGCAAAATCACACAGCGTAAAGTTTGATGAGGTGTGGGCAATTAATGCTGTAGCCTCAGTAATATTTCATGACCGTGTATTTATGATGGACCCACCAAGTAGGTTTCTTGATACACAAGATGCAGGCGGACAAACTGACTGCATGAAAGAGCTACTAACAAATCACAACAAGCCTATCTATACATGTGAAAACGATGCAAGGTGTAAAAACCTTGTTGAATATCCTGTACAAGAAATAGTTAAAGAAACCAATTGTCATTATTTAAACAATACAGTGGCTTATGCTGTTGCATTTGCTTACTGGAATGATGTGGCTAATATTAAGTTATTTGGTATAGACTTTACATACAAGAACAACCTATATTTTGCAGAAGCAGGTAGAGCTTGCGTTGAGTTTTGGCTAGTAAAGTGCATGGAAAAAGGTATACAAGTTGAGGTAGCATCTAGTAGCTCATTGCTAGACACTAACATACCGGGCGAGCAAAGACTGTATGGATATCATCGTTTAAAAGACCCTTATGTGCCTGTTCAGGGTAAAGATGGATTAGAAGTAAAAAAAATAAGCGAGCTTAAAGTTCAAAAAAAACAAATACTGCCGCAAATTGCAGACAGGTATGATAGTCACCTAAAAGCTCCGGAGCCAAATAAATGGTAATCAAAATAACACCTGATGGTGTGCCTGAGTTAGGCATGGTAGAAGTGGCTACAACTAAGTTTGGCGGCCATCCGCCTGAGTTTTGGGCAAAGCAATTAACAGAAAAAATAGTTGGTTTTTCAGACGATAATGAAGAACATGTAAAAGCACAGGCTAGAGCCTACCAAGATTTAATTTACCAAGTATGTTTGATATATATTAAAAATGCTTTAAAATCTTATAAGGCTACCTTAATACAAGATTTATCTAGTGGGGGTAGCGAAGATTTAGCAAAAATAATAAAAGGTATTTAATATGGCAATTACATCTACTCTTACAACAAGCTTTAAAGTAGAGCTTTTGACAGGAACACATAACTTTACTAATTCTAGTGGTAACAGCTTTAAACTGGCTTTATATACAAGTTCAGCTACCTTAGGTGCTACTACTACTGCTTTTACTACAACTGGTCAAGCAAGTGGTACTAACTATACTTCAGGCGGAGCTGCATTAACTAATGTAACGCCGTCAGCTACTGGTACTACTGCAGTAACGGATTTTTCTGATTTAACATTTAGTACAGCAACGATTACAGCTAGAGGCTGTATGATTTACAACGATACTAATAGTGATAAATCAGTAGCAACCATTGACTTTGGTGGAGATAAAACTTCTACTGCAGGTGATTTTACTATTGTATTTCCTGCTAAGGCAGCAGCCACAGCTATTATAAGAATAGCTTAGAAGATGAAACATGCCGTTTGCAAAGTTTCAATTTAAAGCAGGAATAGACAGAGAAGGAACCAGTTACACTAATGCAGGTGGTTGGTTTGATGCTTCTCTTGTTAGGTTTCGTAAAGGCTTTGTAGAAAAAATAGGCGGTTGGACAAAACAAACCGCTACATCATTTTTAGGTACATGTCGTAACCTATTTCCATGGATATCATTAGAAGGTAATAAATACTTATATATCGGCACGCATTTAAAAGCATACATACTTGAAGGCACAAGCTTAAACGACATAACTCCCATAAGAGCAACAACAACCAATGGTGTAACTTTTGCTGCCACAAATGGCTCTGCAACTATTACAGCAACAGATTCTACTCACGGAGTTGTGGTTAATGACTTTGTTACTTTTAGTGGTGCAGTAAGTCTTGGTGGCAATATCACTGCAACCGTTTTAAACAAAGAGTATCAAGTCGTGTCAGTACCAAGTGCAAATACATTTACGTTTACAGCAACTGCTACAGCAAATGGTAGTGATACAGGAAATGGCGGCTCAGGAGTTGATGCAGCTTACCAATTAACTGTAGGTTTGGACGTATTTATACAATCTACAGGATATGGTTCAGGTACTTGGAGTCAAGGTGCTTTTGGTGCCTCTACTAGCTTAAGCTTTGCTAACCAATTAAGATTATGGTCATCAGATAACTTTGGTGAAGATTTAATATTGCATCCTAGGGGTGGCAGTATTTATTATTGGGATGAGTCCAACGGCACTACTACAAGAGCTGTAGATATCACTACGCTTTCCGGTGCAAACTTATCACCTACAGTTGGATTACAAACCATAGTAAGTGATACGGACAGGCACGTTATTGTATTAGGCGCAGACCCAGTATCAGGTGGTGCAAGAACAGGGGTTGTTGACCCTATGAACATAGCTTTCTCAGACCAAGAAAGTATTACTGAATGGGAGCCAAAAACTACAAATACAGCAGGTTCTCTAAGATTATCTTCAGGTAGTGAAATCAGAGGTGGCTTAAGAGCAAGACAAGAAACATTAATATGGACTGATACTTCTATGTACAGTATGCAGTTTGTTGGACCACCATTAACTTTTGCAGTTAATTTAATTAATGAAGGCACAGGTATGATTGGACCTAATGCTGCTATCAACTCTCCTAATGGAGTCTTTTGGATGGGCGATGATGGTTTCTATTCTTACAACGGTGCAGTTCAAAAACTACCTTGCAGTGTATTAAGTTATGTTCAAGAAGATTTAGATTTGGGTCAAGCATTTAAAGTCTTTGCACTATTAAACAAAGAGTTTAATGAAGTGTGGTGGTTCTATCCTGCAGAAAGTGATGGCACTGAAGAGGTATCAAGATATGTTATATACAACTATTTAGAAGGCGTTTGGTCTATAGGTCAGTTGGTTAGAACTGCTTGGGTTGACCAAAATGTATTCGGTAAACCGTTAGCCACTGCTAATAATTATTTGTTTAACCAAGAAGACGGCGATGATGCAGACGGTTCACCTATGGATGGGGTCTTTATTGAAAGCTCAGACTTTGACTTGCAAGAGGGCAACAACTTTACATTTATCAGAAGAATCATGCCTGATGTAAAATTTTATGGCACTAATGTTGATACAGGTGTTCCACAAATTAATATGTTGCTTAAAACTAGAAACGCACCAAGCGAATCTTTAACAACTAAAGCAACCACAGACATATCAAATAACACCGACCAAGTGCATGTAAGAGCAAGAGGAAGACAGGCTGTATTAAGATTGCAAAGCGATGATGATGCTGCGGTTGGTAACAGAACAGGTTATAAGTGGAGATTAGGATATACAAGACTAGATATCCAACCTGACGGTAGAAGGTAATGGCTAAATTATTACCAAGCAGGCTGCCCTTAGCAACGCAAGAGGTAACGCCTGAAGTTTTTAATAGATTGGTTAGAGTTTTAGAGATTAACCTAGGGCAATTTGACCCTAACAGCACGCCTAGGTTTAACGCTACAGAGTTATCAGAATTGAATTTTGTACAAGGCGATGTAATATGGAATACAACATATAACGTATTACAGGTGTATAACGGCAATGAATGGATTGATTTGACGTTATTTAACGAACAAGGATATGAGGCAACAGCTAGTTTAGGCTTTGTCTCTGTCATAACTGGTGGTAACATATCAGTAAATATTAGATAGGAAATTATTATGAAAGATTTAAAATCAAGAATAGAAAACCTTATAGGTCAAGTATCAAGTGGCACCGTAGGTGCTATGTCAGACAGAGATATGAAAATATTGAAACAAGCAATGTCTCCTAACATGAATGACAACGAACCTAGTTTTGGCGACAGGTCTCCTGAAGGCATGATGTTTTCAATAGAAAGTCAAATAGAAAATATGATGCGAGAGTACGAAATGGCTGTTAGAGATGGAGATAATCAAAGGGCGCAAATGATTGCAAATCAAATTAACAAACTAGACGAAGAAAAAATAAAAATACAAAGCATGAAAGGCAATGTAATGCGAGCTATAGATGGTGGCGTACCTAGATTTGCAGAAGGCGGTGTGGCTGACTTGTCGCAACAAGAAGGTACGGCTGAGATAGAAATGTCTAAACAACAAGTCATGCAAGATATATTTATACCATTAGCTCAGGGAGATAGCCAAAGCGTTGGCTATGAGATGGAAGTTTATACTATATTAAATAATCCAATCGATTCAGAAGTATCTATGCAGGCACAACAAGTATTAGCACAAGTTTTAAGTCAAGACCCTGAGTTTGACATGGAGGACTTTCAAATGGCTATTTCTTTAGTAGCACCGCAATAAGATTGTTGGATGTTGGCGCAAACAGACATAGAACAAGAATACCAATTAAAAAATCTTTTACTTGGCTTTGCGTCAGACTGGTTTGTAGAAAAAGAAACACTGCAAAAAGCAAAAGAAACACTACCAATACTTAGCGATTTTTATAATGAAAGAGCAGAGTGTTTAGATAACCTGCCCTTAAACTCTATTATTAAAGAACCTTTGCCCGATGTACATACGGTGCCTTTGTTTAGCAAAGAGCTATGCAACCTGCTTGTTAATGAAATGCACAACATGACAGAGCATTTTGGTTTTGAACCTAATGAAGAAGAAGATGAGCTGCGACAAATACCTGAAATAGTCTTATACGACAAATGTCCACAGCTTTATCACTCATTAATGCAGGTGGTTGATTCGGTTATTAATCCAATATTATTAAGTATTTGGAATAGGCACGTTACTGGTGGTAATATACAGATAGCTAACTACAATTTAAAAGATAAAAAACAGGGAGCTTGGCATCACGATGCTAGTTCTGATATAAGTATAGTAGTGCCTCTTAATACAGGAGATTATGAAGGCGGTGGTACTGAGTTTATGAGAAAAGGAACGGTTGAGCCTTTGCCTACGGGCAATGCTTTAATCTTCCCAAGTCTAACTCACATGCATAGAGGATTGCCTGTTGTAAGTGGAGACAGGTATTTGTTGGTTTTTTGGCTAGTATGTAAGGATGAGTCAAAAGAATATATGAAAGAATTTATGCAAGAAGTTGGTCAAAACCATGAGAA